ATTCAGTTGCCCGAGCTAGACAACGGAATCCCGGTGGCTCAATGCGCTAAGGCTTTTTGTCCGCCAGAACCGTAGCCACGTTGGGGTTCATCCCCCGCACAATCTCCACGCAGCGCTCATGCTCTGCTTTCGCAAGATGCGGGTGTGCATATGCAATCAGGTTATTAGCAAACTGCACGATGTCCACCTCGTCGGCAAGGATGGCGTCAGGACGTGGGCGGTCAGATTGGAAAAAAATCTGTTTGATGGTTTCGTCGGTCAAGTATTTCATGCGTGTTGGTTCTTGAGTTGCCAGAAAGTTAAAAGGTGGACGAACATCAGCCACCCACGGTCAATGTCTGCTGCGTCCCACTCTTTGACCACGGCTAGGCCGGGCACCGAGCGGGAGACGAAGACGTTAGCACAGCGTGCCTTGGGGACGCCAAGTCCAACGCGGTAGGCCGCAAGCTGCATCAGGTGTTCGTCGTAGGCGTCCACCTTGGACGGGTCGCTGAACTCTTTGCTCTTCACGTCCACCACGATGCCGTCGCCGACGTTGGTGAACAGGTCGGACTTGCCGCCAAAACCAAGCTCGTGGCCGAAGGAGCGCTCCGCAATCCAAGGGTGGTCACCAAAGTGGCCCTTGAGCGCATCTACGCAGCCCTGTACGCTCTTTTCGTGGTCGCGGACTACTTGGCCCTCGTAGTAGCCTTGAACCGCCGCGTGGATGTCCGTACCCTCGTTTGCAGCCGCCTTGCCCTGCTCTTTCGAGTCCTGCATGACACGCTTGCAGTAGTCCTCATCCGACTCTTCTGGCAGTTTTGGCAGTGTCAGTGCTGCCATCAGCACCTGATTCATCAACCAAGCCGTCAGGGCGGGCTTTGCAGCCACGTTCAGGATGGTGGTGACCGATGGCACCAGATTCTCGGTTCGAGCGTCCCTGAGCGTCGTATTGCGCTCCTTGCCGTTCTTGCCAATGACGGTGTATCTGGGCACCCCATCACGGGTGTACCAGTGCTGGGACTCAGACGCTCGGGGTTGTGTTGCTTGCATCTTTTTTTGCTTTCTGTTTGCGGTAATGATTGCGTGCGTAACGATTGGTCTCCACACGCTTCTTGAGTTGAGCCTCCACCTCTTCAGGTGTCATCAGTCCACCAAGATGGCGGTCTTCCAAAATGGAGACGCGCTCTTGCAGGTCTTTAATTTTGGCTTTGAGCTTGTCCTGCTCATTATCCAATGCCCATCGCTCGGCCTCCATTTGCTTTACCTGCTCCGCAAGGTACGCATTCCATTCTTTTCTGTTCAAAAGTCCAAACATGATTTCTCCTAGGATTTGTGGCTGGTCAACCGACCGGCTTGAAAGCCCACCCAAAAGCAGGCCGCTCCAATGATGAGCAGGCCCACAAACATGAGTATGTCGATTACCATCATTTGGCAATCTTCGGCAGTGGATAGGGCACCTTGTTGGTGGCTTGGCAGTGACCGTCGTCCGATGCAAACGGCTTGGTCTTGAAGTCGGCATCTTCCAAGCAGCCGGTGTTGCCCGACACGGTGGAACACTTGACCTTGACGAGCTTGGTCTTCTCGGGGTTCACAAACTCCAGCGTGGCCCAGCCATCACCCTGCGGGCAGGAGTTGTCCTGAGTCGAGTCACCACGGCCAATGATGTCCCAGCCCTTGTACAAGACGTTCTCTTGCCGGTAGCGCTGCGCATTGAACAGGGCGTTCTCACGCGCTGTGCCCTTGGCTTCCTCCAGTGAGGCAAAGCTGACTTCGTTCTTGCCACAAGCCACAAGTGCGCAGGTGGCGGCAATGATTAAAAGAGTGCGTTTCATAAAGTTCTCCGGTGGTTAAAAATGGGTGGGGTACTCGCTGCGTCTGGTGTTATGTATGGACGAGATACACACTGCCAGCATCCGCTTTCCCCCGTAAATCAATCTGCCTTGCGCATCACACGCTGGCCTCGACCAGCGGCACCACGCCTACGTTCCCCCGTGTCTACGATGAAGCCCTTTTGAATGAGCTTTGCGTAGCGCGGCGAGACAGTCTGGACACCATGCTCTGGAATGAGCCTGACAATGTCATCCGATATGCACCCGTTCGGGAACGAGCAGATGACCTCGTACACACGCTGCTCCAATGCAGTGGCGTCAATCGAGTTCGCGGCAGCACGGCTGGTGTCAGGGTCGGTTCTACGAACCATTGCCCGTGGCTCAGTCTTGCGCACATACTTCCGCTTCTTGGGCTGCGGCGTTTGTGTGAACAAGTCCAGCGTGTGAGTGTCTCTTTTGTCGCGCATGTGGCACCTCAGAATGGGATGTCGTCGTCCATGTCTTCAAACCCGCTCTGAGCCGCTGGCGCAGTTCGTTGCGGTGGTGACTGCGGAATCTGCATCCGAGCCTTGTACTCAGGGGATGCCTGAATCTTGGTTTTGATGTTGTTGCTGAAGGTCTCGAACACCTTCATGTCGGGGTTTTCCAGCGACCACAGCAGCAAATCGTTGTGGCCCTTGGGTAGACCAGCCGACTTGATGATGGAGGGCACCGAGTTGACGTTCACGATGTTGGTGTACTCCTTGCCGTTGTTGCCCATCGCCTGCACCACGGAAATCATGGCCCACGCGCCCAACACGTTCTTAAGTTCAAACCCGCGCAGTTCGTCTGGGCGGAAGTCACGTCCACGCCACGATTGCAGGTCAGCACGCAGGGTAGCCTTCTCGGCCAACGACAGCGTGTAGTTCTTGCTGATGCTCATGGGCTTGCCGTCATCCATTTGGATGGGCTGGCCGCTGTCATCCTCGCCATGCACCTCAAACTGCATGATGATTTTGCGCTGCATTTTTGATTGCCCTTGAAATTCCGTTTTCTGGGTGCCAAGGTCGATGATGCGGTAGCACCGTGCAAGGTGCATCCCCGCTGGTACGGGCTTGAAGTCTCCGCCGCCGCTGTCTGTCGCTATCATTTTTCACTCCTGTTCAAGTTGGTAAATGGGCTTCGTGGTAATCCAAGCTCTGCCCGGATAAGGTTCCAGTCGTCCCACGTTGCTTTGCCTGCCTCGGCCCGGTCAATGGCCTGCTCAAGCATCTGTTCTCTCTCTGAAACAAGCTCCTCGTATTCACTCACAACGCGCTCCAGAAAGTTAAACAGGACTGCACTATAGCATGTTTAACTTGGGGTTGGACATCTTCAGAAAAATATTTTTCATATGGTATGATGGGGTGTTAAAAAAAGGATTCCACCAATGACACTCGTCGAGTATTTCCAGCCTCTCCCCCGTGGGGCCAAGTCCGCAATGGCAAAGGAGCTAGGTGTGACCAAGACGTGGATTGCGCTGCTGATAGCTGGCACCCGCAGGCCCAGCGCCGCCCTTGCTGTCCAAATCGAACAGTACACCCGCAGAGCAGTTAAAAAGAAAGAGTTGCGTCCTGATTTATTTTGATGTTACACTAACTACGACATGGCTAGGTTAGCTCCCGAAAAGACGTTTCGTTACCGTCCTGCCTTGTCTCCTAGTAACGGCCAACAACGTAAGGTGAAAAATGAGTTTTCAAGCAATGACATGGGCAATCGAGCAGCCCTGCACCAGCGCAGGACAGAAACTGGTTCTGCTGATGCTGGCAAACCACAGCAACGGCCACACAGGCCAGTGCAACCCCTCCCACAAGCTGCTGGCGCAGGAGTGCGCGATGGGCGTGTCAACCCTCAAGGGTCACCTGCTCGACCTGCAAGGTGCTGGCTACTTGACCATCATCCACAAGTCGATGGAGGGCGTGTCCCTGCCCAACCAGTACAAACTCAACGGGGTGGGTCAGAATCTGACGGAGGGTAGGTCAGAAGCTGACCGAGGGGTGGGTCAGAAGCTGGCTACAAAACAGGAATTTCAACCTGTAAATGAACCAAAAAATACAACGCCTGACGGCGTCTCCTACGATGTGTGGCGTGATTTTGTCAAGCTGCGCATTGCAAAGAAAAGCCCTATGTCTCAGACTGCCTTGAGTGGCATTGAGCGTGAAGCGAAAAAGGCTGGCATCAGCCTACAGGAAGCCCTTGAGACATGCTGTGCCCGTGGGTGGACTGGGTTCAAGGCCGAGTGGATGAACAAAGAGTCGCCCAAGTACCAGCCAGCGCAACTGAGCGCAGCACGGGCCATCTTTGGAGACGAGCGAGGTGCATATGCAGCGCTTACCTGAAGGCTGGATTCAGCGAGTCTTTGCGACCATGCAGGGCCACTACGGGACTCGCTTCCTGAACATGTGGAAGACGGGTCAGGTTTTGGCTGACGGCACGGACGCTGGCGTGGTCAACGCGATGAACCACTGGTCGGAGAAGATGGGCGGCACCAGCGCTGAGACCATCAAGCGTGCGTTGGAGCAGCTACCCGAGGAGCCACCTACCCTGCCGCAGTTCTTGTCCCTGCTGCGCCGCTGCTACGTTGAGCCATCTGCCCTGCGGCTGGAGAACGACCTTACCGCCGAGCAGATTGCCAAGAACAAGAAGCGCATTGCTGAGTTGATTGCGAAGGTGAGGGGGTGAGGAAGCCACGCGCCAAAAAAAGCACATCCATCTGGGTGGAGAAAGACCATGTGCGGATACAGCAAGACCCTGCGGTCATCCAGCACATGAAGGAATGCGAAGCCAGAGAGTGGATGGCTCGGTTCCACAAGAAAGTAAGTGAGGTTGGCATCAACCAAACGCAAATTTGGTGGTACGGCCTCAAAGAAAGAATGGAGAAGTCACGGGGCAAGCCAGCCGTTGACGAGTTGGTCAAACTAATGAAACAGGAGCAAACCAATGCAAGAAAACCCGTTTAGGAAAAACGTGTTCAGTCAAGGGCAGACCCTGTTCACCCAACAGGAGTTTAACGAAGCGCTTGAGGATGTGAAGAAAGAAATCATGGCCTACGCCATGCAAGCCACCATGATGGCAATCATGCTTGAGCGCGAAGCCTGCGCCAAAATGGCCGACGAGTGCGTGAACATCGAAGAGCTTGGTGACGCCATCCGCAACCGCATACCGGAGCAGCGCCAATGATGCCGCTGCAAATCACCCTGCCGTGGCCTCCATCGGTCAACACCTACTGGCGCACCGTCAACGGGCGGATGCTCATCTCTGCGGATGGCCGGGCATACCGCACGGCTGTGGCTGAACAGATGCTGATACAGCGTGCCCAGAAGCACTTTGACGGCCCGCTACAGCTTACGGTTGAGGCTTACCGCCCGGACAACCGCCGACGCGACCTAGATAACCTCCTGAAAGCCACGCTGGACTCGCTGGCCTACGCCGGGGTGTACGAGGATGACTCGCAGATACACGACCTGCGCATCTACTGGTCACCCGACATCGGGGGCATGTTGAAGATAACTATCGAGGAGATGGAATGAGAGAAGTTGACCCACATGAGGCGGTGGACTACATCCTTGTCCACGGCAAGCACTTTGCTAAGGCAAGAGCAGAGCGAACCTACATCGAAGAGTACCGCAAGAGCCTGAAGGCCATCCTGATGAAGAAGAGTGGCGAGAAGGTTATTGCAGCACAGGAGCGGGACGCCTACGCGCACCCTGATTACTTGCAGCTACTGGACGGCTTGAGGGCCGCTGTGGAGGTTGAAGAAAAGCTCCGCTGGGACTTGATTGGCGCACAAGCCCGTGTGGAAATCTGGCGAACACAATGCGCGAATGACCGCGCAGAAGGAAAGGCAACACTATGACCAAGTTGATTATGTTGGCACCGCTGGTGCTGTTGGGCTGCGCATCTCAACCTGTTGGGCAGTCAATGAGTTCATCAATGGGACAAACTTTGGTCGTGGAGCGAGATGTCCACCCAATGACCCGTGGTGAGCAGATTGAGGCCATGCACGAGTGCCGTGGCGCTGACTTCAGACCACGCATCATCTACGCCCGCAAGCTGGTCAATGGCCGCTACACCGAGGTGGTGATTGATGTCATCTGCGCGAACAAATACCTATGATTCAAATCATCTACATCCCCGTGCTGTTCGTGTGTATGAACGGTCACTGCGAGTTCATGCAATCCATGAAGTATTTCACCCGCGAGGCTGAGTGCCGTGCCAGCGTGGATGAGCAGAAAGACAACCTGCGCAAGATGGCGCTCAAGGGCAACCAGATGGTTACCCAACTTGAGGGCACTTGCATCACACTGAAGAGTGGAGTGCTATGAGAGAACTTGTTGTGTTATCGGTTTGGGTTATTTGGATTTTTGGGATGGTGCTTGCCAAAGGGTTTTGGAGTACATTTTTTGCAGTAGTCACTGGTGGTTTTTGGAGCGCATATTTGGTGGCAGAAAAACTAATGCAGATGGCGGGGTGGCTATGAAAACACCAGAGGATGAAGCGTTCGAGGACATCGAGCGCAGACAAGGCGGGGGCTTTTCCGCTAAGAGGGCTATGGCTGCGGACAAGTTGTACCACTCAACAGAAGCCCGTTGGTGCAAGAATTTTGTGGAGGTCAAACACCCTCA